TACTTTTTGTTTGGCTGGGGTTCTTCCTCCTATTCCTTTTGCCTTTCTTTCTAATCTTAACTCTTCTAAGGCTTTTTTACCAAGTCTTTTATTCCTTTCGAAATAAAGAACTTTCTTTCCTATATATTTTACATCTGTTGGTTTGTGGTAAACCTCATAGATGAAACCATAAGTTCCTTTTGGCATGTCTGAAATAGATGTGATTAACCTTCCTTGGTGTGACCAAGTAGGTACTGTTGGCATATTTTCCATAATTATAGATTGGTCGCTATAAACGAGTCTTTAACTCATCTATTTGTAACTGCTGCTCTTTAATTGCTTCAATTAATAACGCGACAATTTTATCATAACGTACTGCTTTGAAACCCGTTTCTCGAGTTTGTACTATTTCGGGTAGTACTTTCTCAATCTCTTGAGCTATTACTCCTATATCCCGGCCTGTATAAAGGTCTTGTTTATTGTTCCAATCAAATGTTACTCCATTGATTTGAGATAGTTTCTCTAATGGTGATTCAATTGGTACTATATTATCTTTTAAGTTTCTATCTGAAGACTGGTATGCTATAACATCTCCTGATGATGATATTGCTCCTTTAACTAACAGTCCATAAGGATTATCTCCTATTGAGGAAGATATTATTAAACTCCCCGATACGGTTACATCTGTTGAGAATTTCTTTTCTCCTGTAAACGTCTGTGCTGTAGTTAGGTGTGCTGTGTCTGAGTCTAAGTATGCTGATGCTATGATAGTGCCTTGCCATGCTCCTGTTCCTATTGTTCCAACAGTTGCAATGCTTGAACCTCCAACAGAACTAGCGTTTGCATAAGCTCCAGCTGTATATCCCGTGAGGGCAGTAATAGCTGGGACCTTTCCTGCAACTAGTGCAGTACCGCTCCAAACTCCACTTGATATTGTTCCGACTTCGGTAATATCTAAAGCATTTATTTGTGCTGATGAAGATACTACTCCATCTAAATTAAATAAAGTATCCATCTGTGTAGATGATGAAACCAGTCCTGTTGGTAGTTGATTTACTATAGCAGTTGTCCAATCAGCTGTTGATGTGTCAATAGTTATTGCTCTAGAAGTATCTATATTACCTCCACCGGTTAATAAACCAGTCCCAGTTATCGCTACACCGGTGTGACTGATATGTTCGGCTGCTACAAAATTAGTTGTACTATCATGATCGACTTGTGCCGATGCTGAAAATACATCAGTAAGACCTTGGAAACCTTGAGAGGCTGTTATTGATCCTACTATTTCTAAGTCATCTGTTATATAAAGTGACCCAGTTAATTTTGAGCGAGTTGATGCCATACTATTAGGTTATTCTGATTTGCACAAAGTTTCCATTTCGATAAAGACCCCCTACTGGTACTCCACCACTTGCGGCTGCTGTATCATTACCGTATGTAACGGCGTTTACTTCTGTTAAGATTACATGGCCATCTTTAATAGTCATTGCTGTGCTACCTGTATTAGTTAGTGTAAACGAGCCTGAGGTATATAAACTTCCTGTTACATCTATAGAACCTGAAAATTGATGTAAGTCTTGAGAGTCGTTTCCAAATACACTAGACCCCGATTGTTGTATAATAGATGAAGAAACATACTCAGTGTGAAATTCTTGAGCTGTTATGTTTTCAGTGATTACTAACGAGCCAGTAATTGATGCAATGTTATTTCCGTTTATAGAGCCGCTATAATTTGTCCACGATGGTGATGCATTAAACGTTTTCGTAGGACTTGAGCTCTCCGAAGTGTGTAATGTTAAATCACCTGTGAGTGGATTTACAGAAGATGAGTTATAAACATAACGAAGGTTATTATCCATCTCCGTCTGTGTTAACGCACTTCCTTTTAGTACTCTTAATTTGATTTCAGGCATAGTTAATTAATTTACATATCTAATTTTATTACAAATGTCATATCAGTATTACCGGACTTTGGTAATGGTTGACCTAATTTAGCTACTGCTAATAATTCATTTGCGTCATTATACAATCCTACAGTTGTAATGTAAGGATTAAATTCGTTTCCTAATACACTATCTTTTAATGTACCATCAGTGTCTTCCACTGCTGTTGGGTGTTGGGTAATATTAAGATCGTGATCTTTTACTTTACAACGTATGTTATATGTATAAATAGGATGAGATGCTTTCCAGCTAATATCTAAATCCTCATTTACTAAATTTGTTGAGCTTTCTGAGGTGATAATTACAAGACCGTGAGGGTATATTACATCCCCTAATTTGTAACTACTTGTAAAGTTTAATGCAGATGATGCAGATATTATTAAGTTTCCTTCTCCGTCATCTATAAACTCTCTTCCTGTACCGGTTCTAATTAATTCTTCTAATAAAGGTTCTTGAACATACTCTCCTTCTACATACTCTCCATCTGCACCTTCGTAAAATGATCCAGAGTAGGCTTGTTGGGCTGTGCTGCCAGATATTTTCATTACGAAAGATCCAGGTTTAATATGTGTACCTACATGCTTTCTTGGTATAGAGATTATACTAGCCTCAGTATCTAGTTTTCTTGATCCGGTAGAAAATCCCGATTGGAGGAAATTATCAAAAGAACCGGACTGTGCTTTTTCACTTCCTGATATAAAATTAGAGTAGTATAGTTGATTAATGCTTTTGAACACTAAGGTGTTATTCCTTGTGTTACTGTTTAGGGTAGTAGTAGAATCAAAGGGGGATGTATAATACTCTCCTGAGCTGCTATATGCAAAGAATGTATCTACTCCGAATGTCTGTAACCCATTAGGTGCGCCACTTTCTGAGATGGCGTTATAGCTCTTATGAGCTACATAAGATGTTACAAAGACATCTTGTTTGTTTAATTTTTTGTAAGCACTCATTCATTAATAATCTAACTTTATTCTAACTAAGGCTTCTTTCGTAAAATCTTTTAATAATGGTTTTGATAGTTTAGCTGTTGCTAATAAATCATTGTTGTCATTATATATACCTACAGTCGTAATATACGATTGAGGACTATTAATCATTACATCGTGTCTTAGTTCTCCAGATCCACTTGTGTTAGAAGGATTTGATGAATAGTTAAATTCTGCATTTCTTGCTCTAACAAATACTAGATTAGAAGAAATTGTTTCTTCTCCATTTAGTTTAAATGAAGCACCGTCTACAACTGCATTAAATATTTTACCTGGATTGGCTCCATTTGCATTATTACCTCTTACGGTTCCTAGTGTTATACCTCCTAAAGAGCCTGTAGCATCTAGTGCCGATGCATTAAGTAGTATAAGTCCTACGTCTGGTAAGAATTTACCGTAAGACCCATAAGTACCGTCTTTGGTGTAGCCTGAGCTGTTATTAAAGTTACCTGTTGTTACAACGTTTCCTAAAGATCCTGTTACAAGGTCGTAAACTCTACCTGCATCTGAAAATGTAGTTGTTGTTACTTGGTTACTATTATCGGTTAGTACTATTCTTTCGTTAGCGTTTGATGGGCATTTTAGTGTTAAAGCTAATGTACCTGGGAGTAGTTTCTCTTTATATCTAGCTCTTTCAACTGATATGGCGTAAAAATACGAACCAGAATAGTCTCCAAATACAAAGCTGCTTTCTTCATTTGCTAATACCAGTGATCTATATTGACCGAAGACAGTTGAACTAGGAGTTGATCCTGTTACTGCTGTATTAAAATAAGCTGAACCAGACCCCTTTTCATCAGCGTATGCTAAAGAAAATTGAACGGCAGCTGTTGAATCGTTACTTGCTGTTTGGTATACGTTGTAATAGTACTCTCCTGATGCACCTGCTACCTGGGTAGATGATGTAATGAAGGTTGCTTGCTCAGTAACTGAGTTGCTCCATATTGTTGAAGTAACAGATTCAGCACTAATTACTACATCCTGAGGATCAAATCTTTTATATGACATCTGTTATATATTAGTTAGTTTTAGTAATTGTAACCGGTACCGTAATTCTTGCTCCTGAATCTCTACCTATTACTGTTACTGTTGTTTGTAATGTTGTTACGGTTCCAAATAAAGTATTAACAGCTGTTGCAGTCATATTTAATGAGGTTCCTATTACGGTTTTAGAAATGTTAGTTCCTATTGTCTCTGTGTTATTTAGTCTCTCAGCTTCTTGTGTATTAACACCCACTCCTGTAAATGTACCTAATACTCTAGCGTCTGCTATTGTAGCTGCATATCCGTTAGCTTCGAATGTGTTTGTTGATCCAAGATAGTTTAACGTTTGAGGTGTAATCGCTAAAGATGCTCCTTGTTTTAATGAAATAGCAGCATAACCTAAATCTAGTATAGGTACTTTTGAAGTACCTCTTGGTAGAGTAGTCAACTTATATTTCATTATTTGGGTTTCGTCTGGAAATGCTTCTAGTAAGGGCATGTTTTCTAATGCTTCTCCGTAGTACGCAGAACCTGAGGGATGGTTTGGATTATAAAGTGTATAGTCTATTTCGTCATCTGATAAGGCGAATTGTGTTAGTTTGAAAGAACCGTCCCCTCTAGCTAACAATTCTCTTCCTTTTTTGGTAAGAATCGCATCGACGGTTACAACTGAGTTATTTAAGTATCCCATTTTTGTTATTAATTAATTTATTATAAATATGTTCATTATTTAATTTATGTTATCTTTATACTAAGGAACCACTGATTAAAGCTCCTTTTTCGTTAGTTGTTGCTACGCCACCTGTTTCTAATATATAAAACTTAGAGTTAGGAACACGTATGTATCGTTTAATACCTTCATTCCAATCATAAATATGACTACCGGATGTAGGGTATTTACTATATTCTGTAAAGAAATTTACTTCGGTTGATGAAGAGTTATTGTTTAAAATATGATAAACAGATCCTGAGTTGGAGCTACTATAGAAGATTCTTTCAGTTTCATCATCTTTAAAGTTAAAGTAAAAGTTTTCTATTTCTCTTTCGTTTGGATTAATATTTCTTATTGTTGAATCATCTGCGAAGAAATCATGTCTAGAACCTTTAAAGGATATAAAAGATAATGATGGCGGATCTTCAAAGAAGGTTGGTGTTGTTGTTGTATTTCCAATCTGGTTATATGATGTGCCTATTGGGAATAGTTTTGATCCATTATACCTGCCGTTTATCCATCCAGTGGAACTATAATTAGACTCCTGTACTTCGGCTTCTAAGCTTCTAGAGGTGGCATTTTCTAATGAAGCAGTAATTTGCTCAAGGTTATTTGGTTGTAATTGACTTCTATCTCTATCTACAGAAAACCTAAAGTGGGATGTTAAAGGTTGGGTTGCATTATTTTCTGTTGCTTCGTATTCACTTAAGTCAATTCTACCTTCTACAAATGGTTCCATATAGACTGTTTTGTCTACTCTGTTACCACTTCCTGTTATTAAGTTATTAAAATAAGGATCTCCATCTGTATATGTTGACGAACTTAGTAATAAGCCATTATTATCCTGTGCTTCTAGTCTTTCAAATTGTATAAAGTAATAACCGGTCTTTCTTGTTAAATTTAAGGAGCTGAAATCTAAACGTGATGGTGATTGTGTTAGCTGCCCTGATGATGACATAAAGATAGTAAGGTCATTAAGCTGGTTTAGTGCTCCTTCTACTTCAATTGCATTATCACTTTCGAATGGAATTGATACAGCCATTACAACATAATCTCTAAACTCTCCTGAGATTAGGTTAGAGGAAGACATTAGTATATTAATAGACCCGTCTACTGGTTTTTGATTCGAGAATTCAAGTAGATTAATTGCCATTATTTTATGTTGTGTGTTAGTATTCCGTTGGCGTAATAAACATCATCATCTTCTACATTTAATTTATACACGTTTCCGTTATATTCTTCTTGTGTTATAGAAGTAATTTCTACTAAGTCACCATTAATGTTCTCAAAGTAGTCTCCTATTTGTACATTAGTTGCTTTTTGTATTAACCATTCAACACCTCTTTTTACTATGTGTAAGTGTCCTGCTGTAGTTTTTATTAATCCATTATTGAAGTTCCAAACAAAAGGACTAATAGTTGATGGATTATTTGTTACTGTTGCTGTAGAAGGATTACCGTCTATATTACTACTATGCCACTGTGTAAGTGTTACAGGATCATCTGAGTCTACTAATGTTTCAATATGTTTAGAATAGACTGTGTTTCCTATTTCTAAGTTCTGCACTGGTGTTGTTTCTGATATAGATATAGATATTGATGTTCCTTCTATAACACAATTATCTGCGCAGTTTTGAATTGAGGTTACATAACCACTACTGTTTAGTGTTACTAAGTCATTATACCCGCCTAATCCAGATGCTCCATTTTGGTAGTATCCAGCAGCGGTTGTTACTGTTCCTGTACTATTATTATAAATTCTATCTCCAGGTGATGGTTGTCCAGATCCGTCATGCCAGTGGTTTACAAGACTTCCGACAGGGCTACAAGCAGAGACTAGGGAGGCTCCTGGTGGGAACAGTTTAACCAGTGTTAGGTTCAATGCTGATGTAGATGGTGTTATAGACTTACTTGGTGTTACACTTGGTGTAATAGATACGGATGGTGTAACTGACACTGAAGGTGTAACGGATACTGAAGGTGTAACTGATACGGATGGTGTTCTACTTGGTGTAACTGATACGGATGGTGTAACGGATACACTAGGTGTGACTGACACTGAAGGTGTTCTACTTGGTGTTACCGTAACTGAAGGTGTAACTGATACTGAAGGTGTAACAGATACTGAAGGTGTAACTGATACGGATGGTGTAACAGATACGGATGGTGTAACTGAATTTCCTGGTGTAGCTGATACTGAAGGTGTTACCGTAACTGAAGGTGTTCTACTAGGCGTAACTGACACTGATGGTGTGACTGATACGGATGGTGTTACGGATGTACTTGGTGTTCTACTTGGTGTAACTGAAGCTCCTGGTGTGGATGATAATGATGGTGTTACACTTGGCGTAACTGACACTGATGGTGTAGGTGAATTTCCTGGTGTGGATGATACACTAGGTGTTACGGATGTACTTGGTGTTCTACTTGGCGTAACTGACACTGAAGGTGTTACAGATACACTAGGTGTTGCACTAGGTGTTACCGTAGCTGAAGGTGTTGGTGGTACGAATGCAAAGTCATTTGTACATTCAGTAACACTTCTAAATATAAAACTATTAACTCCTTCACCTGTTGTTAAGGTAACTCCATTATTTAAATCATCTTTACCTAATACGTTTTTATAAACAGTACCTGAGAGAGTTACACTGCCTGTCATAAGAGAAGCTGCTGTATACTCATCTACTATGTCTGCGTATTGACCAATAGCTGAAGCTGTATAGTCCCAGCCTCCAAACTCTTCTGCATTGGCGTTTGTACCTATTATTTTATTAGCTGCTATTTCTGTATTAGCATATACATAGAATGGGCCGGCATCTGCAATAGCTCCTTGAGTACTACCTGTCGGTGTATTCTTCCAACCTACTACTTGATATTTATATCCTAAAAATCCCATTATATTTTATTATAAATATTTAAGTTAATGTTTTTTATTTTATTATCCAACTTTTTCATAGTTTATATAGTACAGAATGCTGGGTTAATAAATGCTGTTCCAGTCCAGTATTTGTGTTTAGCTCCATTACTAAAGTACCTTGCTGATGGATACGATGTTGCAGTTGCTGTTTTCCATACAGATGTTGCTGCATTGAAGGTGGAATGACTAAAGTACCAGGTTTCTGGTGAGTTTTCATGTTCTGCACAAGCATCATTTCCTGAGGCTGTATGCCATCCTACTGTAATTGTATACCTAGTAGCAAGAGCTGATTTAGATGGTGTTACCGTAACTGATGGTGT